ACATCAATAATGTTAGAAAAATTATTAAACCGTTCTACGCGCCCAATACATTACTGTCTGGCAAAGGACTTGATATCCCAGCAAAAAAGCAAGGAGAGAAAAGAATATTAACAGCAGATATCGCATTGATGAGTTCAAAACGAAGAGACAACGACGCCACAAGCATTTTCTTGAATAGCCTAATTCCAGATAAAAATGGGAAATGCACAAGCAATATGGTCTACACAGAAAACTGTGAAGGAATAATCACGCAAGATTTAGTTTTGAAGCTTAGAAGGTATTTCAAATATTTTGAGTGTGATTATATCGGCATAGACGCAAAGGGTCTCGGTGCTCCTATTATGGATTTGTTGATGCATGAATGCTACGATCCGGACACAGGAGAAACATACCCTGCATTGAATTGTTGCAACAATATTGATTTCCAAGAAAGATGTCCAGATAAAAGTGCTCCAAAAGTCATATGGGCGATCATGGGCTCTCCGCAATTCAATAATGATGCGACTATTGCATTAAGAAGTGGAATACAGCAAGGAAAAATACGGTTTTTGGAATCAGAGTATGGATGTGAGGATATTTTAAGGAAGATTGTAAAAAATTACGATAGACTTACTCCTTCAGAAAAGACCGCATTGCAGTTGCCATATATCAATACAGGATTGATGGTAAACGAACTTGTGAACTTAGATTATGAGTCAACAAATAACGTTATTAAGGTTCATGAAAAACCTGGCGCTAGAAAAGATAGATATAGTTCAGTGAGCTACAACTATTACATAGCGCTTCAGATAGAAAGATCTATGGCAAAAAACTATGCAAAAACAAAGAAAATTGAAATCAATTTTAGAGCGCCAGCAATGAGGAGGGGCAGCTATGGCAGATAATTCAATGAAACAAGTTGCTGTCCTTTCACCGGATGGTACAAAGAAATATATTCCATTCAATGAGTTTGCTAGTAAGCTAAGGTATGCAAATTTGGCTGGAATTAAAATTAGGGATTTAGAGAATAACAAGGATTATAATCCTACCTATCAGAAGTATACAAAGTCACAAATTGTTACATATCTCGGAAATCCAGCAAGCTATGAGCAGCAGCTAAGAAGAATGAGCCAATATCTGTTCAATATTTCGAATTACTATAGACGGTTAATTCAGTATTTTGCGGGAATGAGCACATTCAGTTATATAGTTGTTCCATATGGCATTGATTATTCAAAAAATGTAAATGCCAATAAATTCAAAAAGGGATATTATGCTGTCACAAATCAGCTTGAAAAGATGAATATTTCACATGAATTTTCGAGAGCGTTGATGGTGGCATTTAGAGATGATGTTTACTATGGATATGCCTGGGAGACAAATGACAGTTACACATTACAACAGCTTGATGCAGATTATTGTAAAATAAGCAGCATTGAGGATGGTGTCTATAACTTCGCGTTTAACTTCAGCTATTTTGATTCGAATAAGGAGAGACTTCCAAATTTCCCTCCTGAATTTACGACAATGTACAATGCTTATAAGTCCGATGCAAAGTTGAAATGGCAGGAGCTTCCTAGTGAAAATTCTATTTGCTTGAAAGTCAATGAACAATCATATGTTCCAGTTCCTCCGTTTGTTAGCTTGTTTAGCGCTCTTGCGGACATTGAAGATTATCGAGCAATCAGTAAAGACGCCAGTGAGGTAAACAACTACAAAGCTCTTTGTCTGGAAATTCCTGTCGATAAGGACGGAACATTTCTAATCGACTATGATCTATGTAAAGAATTCTATGACATGATGTGTAATGTGTTGCCAGAAAATATTGGTGCCTTTATGAGTCCCATGAAGGTGACAGATTGGAATTTTGAGAAGAGCGGTGCTGTTAGTGGAAGTGACGATGTAGAGAAGGCCGAAAGTTCTATGTGGACGCAGGCTGGCGTAAATAAGATTCTTTTTGGTGGCGGAGACGATCCGAGTAGTTCAACACTTCAGCTATCAACAGTAAATGATCAGATGATTGTATTTATGATGATGCGCCAAATTGAACGATGGATTAACAGAAAACTAAAAAGCGTTTCCACTACTATAAAATTCAAGATTAAAATTTTGGATGTTACATATTTTAACAGAACCGAAATGCATGATAGATTCATGAAAGATGGTCAATATGGATTGCCTGTAAGATCTGCCATCATGGCTACTGCAGGGTATTCTCCAAGTGATTTGGAAAATCTGCAGTATCTTGAAAATACAATTCTTGAATTAGATAAAAAGGAAATCCCGCTTACATCTTCGAACACTCAAAGTGCTTCTGATAACGATCCTGGGCGTCCCACAAACCAAAGCAAAGGTGAAGGTTTGACTGATTCTGGAGAAAACAGTAAAGAACAGGATCTTGCTTCAGGAGGGTGATTAAATGAAAGAAATGAAGATTTACGGAAAAGAAATCGCGTTGCATTTAATCATTTCAGGTTCAGAGCTGATTCGAGAAGAAGTGAATAACTATGGGAACAAAGTGTATGTATTTTCTTTAAGTGATGACGAAATTCAGAATCTTAAAGATTATATAAAAAAACAACAAAAAACAAGATATTATTGTTGACCGCTCTTCATGAGCGGTTTTATTTTTATGGGGGTGCGGCAAAGTGAAAGCAAAACTAAACCGCCTGCCAGTAACTTTTTCAAAGTCCGGAGAAGTCGTAAGCAAGGACACGAGATTTATCAATGTTGTAATTGATGTCTTGCACACCGGAGAAAACTTAAATGGATCTATTTTTGATAAAGAGTCCGTAAATAAGGCTGCTGATAGTATTAAAAACAGACCTATTTTAGGATATATCGAAAAGAATCAGGCAGGTGACATAGATTTTAAAGGACACGAGCACGAACTGGTAATCGAAGATGACAACATAAAGTATGTCTATGCTGGTTCTGCTTATGGCGTTATTCCGGAAAGTTGCAATCCAAGATGGGTTGTAAAAGACGATGGCAAAGGAGTTCAGAGAGAGTATTTCCGCGTGGACGGATTGCTTTGGACGAAATTCGATGATTCATGCGATATTTTCGAAAGAGACATTGCAAAGAATCAGAGTATGGAGATTTGCAATATTGATGGATACGTAGACAAGAATGGTTATTTTGTTGTCACGTCATTTGATTTTGACGGTTGCTGCATCTTATCTACAACTAACCCTAAAATTCAGCCAGCAATGACTGGTAGTGAAATTGTTGCTAATTTTACAGCAGACACCATTACAAATCAAATCAAAGAAAAGCTGGATGAGTATGCCATCCTGAATAGTGTTTCTCAATCCTCCAATGAGGCTGAGATAAATTACACGAAAGGAGAAGATAACTTGGATAAGAAACTTGAGATTCTATCTACTTATGGCATTGAGCAGTCTTCTCTGGATTTTTCTTTGGAGGATGTTTCCATTGAGGATCTGGAAAAGAAGTGCAAGGAAATGACTTCGAACCATGAGAATGAGCCCGCTGAAAATGTCGGCGAACCAGAAAAGGAAGCCAAGGAGAATTTTTCTCTCAACATGAATGATCTTATGAGAGAGATCAGAGAAGCGATTAGTGTGGAGAAATACACTGATCGTTGGGGAGATGAATGCTCAAAGTATTGGATGCAGGACGTACAGGACGAAAGAGCGATTGTTCTTGATACGCAGGATTACAAACTATATGCAATTCCGTTTGCCATGAATGGGGACAATGTAGTTGTTGATTTTGCTTGCAAGAAACGAGTTAAGACGAAGTACGAAGACTGGGAAGATGGCGTAGAGAATACTGAAATTGGCATTAAACCTGTATTTGATGCTTATGCCAAGAAGGTCGATGACCTGAAAGAAAGCGAGAAAAAGGTTCGTGAACAGTACGAGGCTGTCAAAGCAGAGCTTGATGAAATGAAGCCTAAGTACGATGCGTATGTAGAGGCTGAGAAGGCTGCCAAAAAGGCAGAAGAGGATCTGAAGCGTGAGAAGCTGTTTGAAATTATGGACAAGCAGCTTGATGGCGTTGAGAAATATGCTGCTCTAAAGAGCAATGAAGACATGGAGTTCTCCGTTCTTGAAGGCGAGTGTTATAAACTACTTGGCCGTAAGGCCGTTGAATTCAGTTATGTTCCGAATAAGAGCAAAGATCAAAAGCAGGAATCTTTGACTCGATTTGGAGTTAGTGGAATTCAGATGAACGACAAAAATGGGAAGTACGGAGATCTGTTTGAGCGTTATCACGTTCGATAAAAAAATTAAATGGAGGTTTTTATATTATGGCAGAAACTAAGCATGCTGTTGTTCGTCTGGACAACATGACCGGCACTAAGCAGCCGGCTAATTTGAAGAGTGGTAAATTTTATAGTTCTGAGAGCCCTGCGGTTATTGATAATGCGCAGGTAGTCGTTCTTGGCGATAAGATTGACAGAGAACTGTATAAGGTTACTGCACCCAGCGCCACTTCTGTTGTGACTGATCTATATCTGGTCGCTACTCCGGAGCTGTTTTATGATGAGACTCGTACCCACTATCTGACTGAATGGGCAAATGAGGTCGATTCCAATGTTCGTCTGTACAAGATGGTTCCTGAATGTGATTGCTTCAGCGCCACCAAGGAGGCTTTTGAAGGTGTGCCGCAGAAGGGCAAGTTCGTTGGCTTCAAGCAGGATTCTACCAAACTGATTATCCAGGAGGCCAAGGATGGCAAGACCTTTGGCAAGATCATCGCAGTTGAGACCGATGGTTTTGGTGATGGTAAGTACGAGTATTTCGTTATCGATGTTGTGACTGCTGGTGCTGCCGCTGATGCAGGCTGATAACTGACAATAAATAAATTCTAGTTACCACCCCGAAAGGGGTGGCTTTTTTATTAAATGGAGGGAAATTAAATGGTTGATGAGAAGTTGGTAAAACTCGCTATTGATGCTCATAACGGCAATCTTAGCGGTGAATATAGCCTGGCAGAGAGCCAGGAAGTTCTGCGCCAGGCCATGATTGAGGCCAACAATGGCAAGACTACTATGTCCTGGAAGGACATTCGTGACGGGAAATGTAATGGTCTTTTCTCTATTATTGAAGTTCTGGTGAACCGTATTAGTGAAGAGGGCCTGCAGGGTGATGAGATGTTCAATCAGATGGTTGAAGATCGTAATCTGGCTCTTGGTGATAGCAATATTTTCCACGTGAAAAAGCCGTGCCTGTTTACCGTCGCTTCTATTTCTGAAGGTAATCAGAGCGTGCGTCGTCAGCGTATTGAGTCCGGCCAGGACATCACTCTGAAGACCTCTGTGCACGCCATTAAGATCTATGAGGAGCTGAACCGCGTCCTGAGTGGTCGTGTTGACTTTAATGAATTTGTAGACATGGTTTCTAAGAGCTTTACTAACGATGAGCTGAACACTGCCTATGCAGCCTTCACTAATATGTTTAACGGCCTGGATTCTACATATCTGCAGACTGGTTCTTATGATGAAGGTAAGCTGCTTGACCTGATTGATCATGTCGAGGCTGCTACCGGCGAGAAGGCTTCTATCTATGGCACCCGTAAGGCGCTGCGTAAGATCACTACTGCTGCCATGTCCGATTCCGCGAAGGAAGACGTGTATGCCATGGGTTACATTGGTCATCTGGCTGGCACTCCGCTGATTCGTATGCGTCAGCGTCATGAGATCGGCGGTTCCAAGTTTATTCTGGATGACAATATCATTTATGTCCTGGCGGGTTCCAGCCAGCCCATTAAGCGCGTTACCGAAGGTGATGTCACTATGATGCTGGGCACTCCGATGGATAATGCCGATATGTCTCAGGAGTTCCTGATGATTAAGCGTACTGGTATTGGCGTGATTATGGATCGCGAGTACGGTGCTTACAAGCTCTCTTAATTGAGATTATTTAACCCAGAGGCGTTGCCTCTGGGAACTTTTTTATTTGAAAATGTTTGGAGGTTTTATTTTTGGCTACTAGAACTACGAAAGCGTCTTCTGGAAAGGCGAATACTAGAACTGCCGCAAAGGCTAAGACAAATGATCCCGTTGTTTCTAATGATACAGTTGATGTTGTTCACAATGAGATCCAAAACGACACACCAGTTGTTTGTAAAAATGGGACACGAGGAAACTTGATTTATAAGTCCACAAGAAATCTTGGGTACGAAGTTGAGTGGAATGAATTCGGAGAGGAACAGCAGATTGAATTTGGAGAGCTGCTATCTATGAGAGGTAGTCAACGACGGTTTTTCGAAGAGAATTGGATTTTGATTGACGATCCGGAGGTTATTAAGAAGCTTGGCGTAGAGCGGTATTACAAAAATGTTCCCTCAGTTGATGGGTTCGATGATATCTTTTCGTTGAGTCCAGAAAAATTGAAAGAAAAAGTATCAAGCATGAGCAACGGAATGAAAGATTCCATTGCGATGAGAGCTAAGGAACTTATTGAAGACGGAGTAATTGATAGCAGAGCAACAATCAAAGCTATCAGTGAAGCTGTTGGAAAAGATATTGAGGAGTAAAAAGAAAATCTATGGGCACAAAGTTTGAAGATGTGTATGAACGCTATCGTGCGCGTGTCCGAAACTATGATTTTCTCGATTACGACTCCATCACTAGAGATACGTTTCAATACGATTTGCTGATGCTGTCTATAAGTGACTTTGAAGATGTATGTCAGAACGATTTAAACGATAGGGAAGATGAATTGCTGATGTTTAATATTGATCTGACAAACAGGGAAAAAGATATATTGGCTCTTGGAATGGTTCTTCATTTCATAGAGCCATATGTTTATAATACAGATTCGCTTCAGAATGCTCTTAATACAAAAGACTTTTCTTTGTATTCTCCGGCAAACTTGTTAGAGAAAATGACAGAGCTAATGACAACAACAGAACATCGTTTGAAAAGAGAAATAAATCTGTATTCTTTTAGGAATGGTGGTATTTCTAGTCTTACAGAATGAGGAGGTGGATGATTTGGATTATGGTTCATATGAGTCCATCTTACGAAAGGCTGGTAATTCTAAACGTGAAAGAGTAATCAAAAAATCAATGTCGGATACGATGAATTATGCTCCTGATTCACCGGCATATAAGTCTGTTGAAATAGAAGGCGTTCCTCACAACATGATGATAATTTCCAGTACGGTTACAAACCAAAAGATCATCAGATCAATGCCAGGGGATGATTTTGAAATTGGGAAAATTATGCTTTGGAGCAAGTCTCACTGGTTAATAACAGAAAGAGACGCGGATGATGAGATTACAGTAAGAGGGAAAATTGAGTTATGTAACAGAAGCATACAGTGGCAAAATGATGATACTAAAAAAATTATTACAAGATGGGCCGTTGTAGATAAGCCGTATTTCTCTAACTTGAATGAAAATAATTTGATGACGTTATCTAGTAGAGAGTTTCAGATTAAAATTCCATACGATTCCGAATCAAGTCTTATTGACATTGGCAAAAGATTGATGCTTGAAGAAATCAATGGGAATCCAAAAACGTATAGAGTTACATGTGTTGATGCAATGACTGAGAGATACGACAGAAATAATGAGCAAACTGGATTTTTAACATTGAATCTCGAACAGGATCAATACGATCCTTCTACTGACAATAAAGAACATATGATTTGCGATTATGAATCTCCCCATAAAACATCTTATGGTTCTATAAAAATGGAATTTTCTGGGAATCCAGTAATTAGACTTTGCGGAAGAGGCAAACTATTTAGGGCAAAAAGAGACAATAAAAATGTTCTGAATTGTCAATGGGAGATTGTATTTTCTGATAGTGATATCTCAGAAAAAGTATATTTTGACGGGCAAGAAAAAAAATCGAAGGTTTTTAATGGAGAAACCTGTCGTATTGTTACAGATGGAGACATCTCTATAAATGGAGAAAAGTTTACATTGATAGTAAGAGACCTCGATGGAGGCGGAGAAGACTCCGTTGTTCTGGAGGTGGTAGATTTATGAACCTTGAAGAACTTGGTGAATACAAGCATAAATTGGCATCATTGTTTGCAAAGGATAAAGATATCTTGAATCTTTTACTTGGAGATGTTTCAGACGATGTCGATACAGATGAAATGTTGCTTGGTAATTCAGAAGATTCTCCGGGACATATTTTTGAATTTGAATATGTACCAGAAATCAATGAGAAAACAGACACTTTTTTGTGCATGGAGACCGTTGTAGCAAAAGCCCCGACAGACACAGCATACACAGTGTATTTGTATGTGTTCCCGTATTGTCATAAAAAGATCATGCAAACATATAAAGTTCCAGGTCTTGTAGGGACTAGAGCTGATATTTTGGCAGTATACGTTGACAGAATCTTAAATGGGAACAAAGATTTTGGAATTGGAAGAGTAAGGCTTGTAAATAACGATGTGTATAAACCAATTTCAAATTATTATGGGCGTTGTATTGTTTATGAAATAGTAGATTTTAATAGGAGAACAGGGAGATGAACATTCCGTATTTTGAATTATTAAATAGATCGGAAGAGCACACGTCTGAACTCC